ACAACACTCTCTCGGATGAACAGTTTCGTACTGCGGTTGAACTGCTTCCAAACATATTTGTACCTGAGACTGAGAACCTTGATTGGTTAGTTGAACGTACTGAGAAGTGGTGTCAAGACCGCGCGGTATTCAATGCCGTTATGGAAAGTATCTCTATCATCGATGGTAAACATGCGACACTACAAAAGAATGGTATCCCTGACATCCTGAGTAAAGCACTCGGTGTGTCCTTTGATACAAACATCGGTCATGATTATTTAGAAGATGTTGAGAGACGATATGCATTCTATCATGAACAAGAAGAACGTGTGCCATTTGACCTAGACCTCTTCAATAAAATTACCAAGGGTGGTCTCCCTAACAAGACACTGAATATATGTCTTGCGGGTACAGGTGTTGGTAAATCTTTGTTTATGTGTCACCAAGCAGCTGCTGCATTATCTCAAGGTCGTAATGTATTGTATATCACAATGGAGATGGCAGAGGAACGGATTGCAGAACGTATCGATGCGAACCTATTGAATATTCCGATTGACCAACTAGAACATCTTTCTAAAGATATGTTTACCAACAAGGTTGGAACTCTTAGAAGTAAGACTGAAGGTAAACTTATCATCAAGGAGTATCCTACAGGACAGGCACACACCTCTCACTTCCGCGCATTGTTGAATGAGATGAAACTCAAGAAGAACTTTGTACCTGAGATTATCTTTATTGATTACCTGAACATATGTGCCTCGTCTCGTATGAAAGGTATGGGCGGTTCAATCAACTCTTATACTTACATCAAGAGTATTGCAGAAGAACTAAGAGGACTTGCGGTTGAGTTTAATGTTCCTATTATGTCTGCGACTCAAACGACCCGTAGTGGTTTTAGTAATGATGACTTGGGTCTTGAGGATACTTCGGAATCGTTTGGACTTCCTGCCACTGCAGACCTGATGTTCGCATTGATATCTAATGATGAACTTGCGTCTATGGGTAAAGTGATGGTAAAACAACTGAAGAACCGATACAATGACCCTACCGCATATCAGAGATTTACCTTGAAGATTGAACGTGCTAAAATGAGACTGAGTGATGATGATGACAATCAAGACATCGTGGGTGGTACTACGACTGTCCCTGACACACCCGCATTCGATAAAACTAATATGAATGAACAACTCAACAAGTTCAAAGATTTCAAGATGGAGTAAGAAATGGATACTAATTTAATATTGATAATGGCAGGATGGACACTCACTGGATTTGTGATAGGTTGGTTTGTAGGGGAATCCTTTCACCGACTTGACTCAATCAAGGGTACTATAGAACTCCTAAGAGACATGAAATATTTGACGGAAAAAGACATGGAAGATATAATGGAAGGAAAAAACAAAAGATGACATGTGAAGTAAACCTAATAGCATTAAGTAAACCCTCTGCTTCGACAGAGTGTTTTACTGCGAGTGATTTGATTGCCTACACCGCGAGGGTAAGTAATCCTGCCAATCAAAAGAATACCGCAACCGCACCTAAACTTCTTAGGTATCTTATAAAGGAAAATCATTGGTCACCTTTTGAGATGGTTCATATGACACTTGAAATCAAAACAACAAGAGATATCGCAAGACAGATATTGAGACATCGCTCGTTTTCATTCCAAGAGTTTTCTCAAAGGTATGCCGAGGCAACTACATTTATTACTGACCGAGAGTGTCGTACACAGGATACGAAGAACCGACAGAACTCCAATACAACAGATGACAAATCGTTGAAGGAATGGTGGAGTATGGAACAAACAGAAATCGCAAAGAATGCCGAACAATCTTATCGTGAGGCGCTCGGTAAGGGTATCGCAAAGGAACAGGCAAGGGCATTGTTACCTGAAGGACTAACCGAATCAACTCTGTATATGTCTGGAACACTTAGGTCTTGGATACATTATTGTGAACTGAGAAGAGGTCACGGAACTCAAAAAGAACATATGGAAGTCGCTGAAAGATGTTGGAATATAATTGGTGTTCATTTTCCTGATGTGATAAGTGCATTGAATGGTTGAAGTAACAATACGCAATAAAGAAGTCTTGAAACTTCTTGACGAAACTATAGATATGTTTTTGGTACATGAGACGCTCATGACAGATATGTCAAATCGTCTTACCCCTGATGACCCTGATGACATAAAGTATACTAGGGAAGAGACCCTAAAAAGTTTTATGGATAATAAAGAACACTTAGGTTTTCCAGAACAGGGTTACGGTTTCCAAGTTGCGTATGGTGTAAAACATCGACCAGAAATATTTGAACCTCTCATGGAACATGCCAAGTTTGACTTACCTAGAATGTTAGGGGCGATGAGTAACGCACTCACGTCCTACTATCCTAAAGGTGGTTTCGTTGGGTGGCACACGAATTGGAATGCGAGTGGTTATCAACTCATCCTGTCTTGGAGTGAGTCTGGAGATGGATACTTCTCTTATTACGATAATAAGACTAAGGAGATAGTTACTCTCCCTGATAAGAAAGGTTGGAACGCCCGATGGTATAGGTTCGGAAGGAAGGGTGAACCTGACCACGTTTGTTGGCATTCTGCGTGGACAAACTGTCCAAGGTTTACACTTGCATTTAGGTTTCCCTATAGAGGTGGTGGGGAGTTTGATGCGTTACAAGATTTAGTTGAAGAAATTGAATTTTCTACTTGACTTATGGTGTGAAGTGTGATAGAATGTAACTATATTGAGAAAGGTTTATATTATGAGAGAAGGCAATCCAAAATACAAATACAGTGAGGACTTGAACCTCGCTGACTTATGGAACTATGTAGATGATACATACAACCAACACTATTCTAAGAACAAGTTTCAGGCAACAGAATTTATTATCGACGGAGGTCATGGAGATGGTTTCTGTATCGGTAATATTATGAAGTATGCCCAACGCTATGGTAACAAGAATGGTTACAATCGCGATGACATAATGAAGGTACTTCACTATGCATTAATACAACTACATGTTCATGACCACTACGGGAGAGAAGAAGATGAATAGAAAACTAAGAAGAACAACTGATGCCGCAATGAGAGGTATATCTGTTATAGACAGAGAACTGGATATGTGGGCAGAGAAATATTCATGTGGAGGTTCTGTTCCTCGCTCTGTGAAGTTACGGGTCGCAAGACTAGTAGAAGCACGTAAGGTTGCGGTACAGATGGAAGAAGAGAAAACCGATGGATAGTATTGTCATACCAATGACTATCATATGGACTATTGCCTTTATGGGATTAATCTATATGGCAATATTATTGGGTGATTTTCCAGGCGACAAAAAATGAGTAGTATTCCGATGGAAGTATGGGCGGCATGTTATGTGTTCGTTTGTATTTTCATCGCAATAATTTGGAAAGACGAATAGTAATGTTAGATTGGATAACAAACCTTGGAACACCTACTCTTGTGAGTGCGTGGATAGGTGGAGCATTACTCGTCGCAATTATGTGGAAGGATGATTAGATGTTGGGATATATTTTTATAGCAGCAGTAGTTACGGCAGTACTCGTAAACTATGTAGAAAATTTTATATAAAAAAGTGAAAATAATGCTTGACATTCTCTGTCAAGTATGTTACTGTAAGACATAATAAGAAAGGAAATATTATGTTTATAGTTAGATGTGCAGATACCCACCGAATGGTATGGGGACTTTTGCAAGAAATCAAAACAGAAGCAGAAGCAATACTTCGTGGACAACAGTTCGTGGATTGTGGTTTCATTCAGAAATTTGTAATAGAGAGGATAGAAAATGACTAAAGAAATACTTTGTCGTCTACTAAGAAAAGACGAACTCGATAAAATAAACGGAACCTGTAGGATAGGTGAAATCCGAGCAACTCGAAAACAGTTGGCAAAGATACTTGGTAAACCTCGTAAGACTAAGGTGCGTCCTCATATGACAAAAACTTTGTTCGAATGGGACTTGGCACTCAAGACCAAAAGTGGTAAAGAGTTCATCGCGACTATACATGATTGGAAGTCGTGGGAGAATGGTATCAAACCAGAGAACATTACTGAGTGGACGCTTGGAGGTAATCGTAAAAGTGCCAAGAGAACTTCAGATTTATTGGAAGAAGTTCTTTCTGAAGACTCTAGGATTATTGTTTGGAGGAACGCATGATTAGATTATTAGTTGGATTTTTTCTGATGGCAGGAGGAGTAGGTGGTATAGAACAAAATACCGATATGTTCCCTAGTATCTGTTTCGCGATTGCGGGGTGTCTATTGATGTTCTCTGCAGACTTTGAAAAACTTTCGAAAGATTAAAATTAGTGCTTGACATTCTATGAAAAATAGTGTATAGTAGTAATATAGAAAGGAAATATTATGTATTCAAGAAGAAGAGAAATAGACGAGATGAAGCATTGTCCTCTTGAGTCAACTATGTTGGCGACTGAGAACTACAACCTAATCCGTCCAGAGTTTTATGAATTAGTAGAGAAAACTTTTGGAGACAATATCGTCTACAAAAACTACGCCATTGCCGAGTATAACTTTATACAGGCAGATATTGATGCGGTAGGTTACTAATGCAACTGTTACATGGTTCAATGACTCACAACATACATGGTCGAAAACGCTCGACCAACGCATGGAAGAAGGCAAAACCTTACCAACCAAAGGTTAGACTAGAGGATACATATTCTCTGGGCGATGAGGGTAAAAAACATCGTGAGGCATATCCTTCTCTAAGTGAAATGGGCATGGACTATGTAACACCAGAAGACAAGTCATATAAGTTGAAGGAATCAAAAAACTATACTGTGGCAATCGGATATAACAAAGGTACATACCAAGTTATTCCACAAGACGAAATAAAAAGTATTGGTAGAAAATAAGGAAGGTATAAATAAGAATATAGTTTGATAATCCAAACTGAAAACTAGGCAGGACGGGGGTGCGAATCCCCCCGCCTCCACCATAAGAACTGATGAGACCCACGGAGGGATGCATACCTCTTCGCAATGAGGGCAATAGGTGATACTATCTGACCCCATTTGACCAGACGCGCAATCGAAAGTCTCTAAACCAATGTCGGTGCATTTGGGTCAGTCTTTTTGATGGGGGCGAATAGTATCGACTGATAGGAATAAGTGAGAGTAGAACTATCGTATGACCGCGACATAGGTCAATCTAAACTAACTGCAAATGATAACTCATTCGCACATGAAAACTTTGCCCTAGCGGCATAGTCTTTCGGGGTTCGGGGACACCTTGCAACAGAAGTCCTCACTTATTAATAATGGAGAATTTATGAAAGAATTTATATACAATAGTTGGAACGCAATCTTTGACCACAAGTCAAACCCCCTGAGAAACATACCCGATATAGGTGTACGCCATATGGTGTTACAAGTACTCGCATGGATGTGGTGTATTGTGTTCGCAGTAATCTTAGGAAGTTTTCTTGCAGGAGTGTATAGTATGATATTACATATGTTGACACTTGCCGCGATTACGATTACAGTTGGAACCTTTGAAACCGCAAAGAGAAAACCAGAAGTGTTCATAAGACCTTCTTCAAGTTCAACCTCTTCACGCGGATATGGTGGGGAACACGAATAAGGGTTGGTCGCCTAATAGACCCGTGAGGTGACATGGTCAGCACCTCTTTCCTTTCGAGAGTGGGGACATCTTAATTGGTGTCCCTTTTTTTGTGTTTGTAGGATAGAACATGTATAAATAGGAATATGGACGCGGTATTCACATTGATAAAAGAACTCGGTTTCCCTGTCGCAATGGCAATGATAGGTGGGTTCTTTATGTTTCTTACACTAAAATATATTATGGAAGGTGTTATTGGACAAGTAAAAACCCTACATAGTATTACAGGTGCATTAGATAATCGTGTAAAGACTATGAACCACGATATGATAAGGATTGATACAACACTATGTGTCATACTTGGATTGAGACCAGACCTTGACAGGATATCAAGGGCAGACGGAAAGAACGACGCAAGAAGAGATTGATTATGGATGAGATAGTGAACGCGGTAAAGGACTTTGGGTTTCCCATAGTTGCCGCAGTTGGAATGTTATATATGATTTACTTTGTATGGAAAACCATTACAGAGGAGATTGAGGCAAAGTTAGGTGACGCGCACGTTACCCTGATTGGACTTATTGATAGAATAAGAATGTTAGATAACGATATCATAAGACTACAACAGAAGTTAGATACCGCGATAGAGATGAAGAGAAAACAAGATGAATAGAGACGATATACTAGATAGAATAAAATACTTCTTTGGAGGTTTGATTATTGCGTGGTTGTTAGTCGCAATACAGAATACGAGTGCTTGTGCCGCACCTATAGACCATAGGTTCAAGTCACCTTCATTCAATGGACAGAATACATCAAGTCATTACCTAACGATTGAGAACCAAGAACGAACTCGTAAAGATGCGTTGGAACAAGAGATAGAAGATGCCTTAGAAGAAGCGGCAAGGGAAGCAGAGAATACTACCCTCGCAAGGTTTCTGAGAAACGTGGAGAGTAGGATTTATTCTACACTCTCAAGACAGTTAGTGGATAGCATGTTCGGAGAAGACCCATCAGATACAGGTGAGTTTTTTGTGGATGGCGCAGGGATTAGTTATGTCGTCGATGGCGATAAAGTGGAGTTAACAATTACAGATGAATTCGGGAATGTTACGGTCATTGTTATTCCTATTGGGAATTTTGGTATCTAGTTGTTCAAGTCTTGGTATTGAGGAAATCACACTAAGACAAACAGTAGAAGATGCCCAAGTCCAACAAGAGTTACTCTCAGAGAAACTCAAGAATGTTGGAGAACCCGTTAGGAAACCTTCGGTTGCGATTTATTCGTTTACTGATAAGACAGGACAAAAGAGACAGACAAGTAGTGGTGGTACTTCATTTAGTTCTGCCGTTACACAAGCACCAGATACTTATCTGATACGCGCGTTGACTCGTGCGGGGAATGGTAAGTTTTTCAAGGTGGTTGACAGGACTCAACTTGAGTCGTTGACAAGAGAAAGACAACTTATAAGACAGACTAGAAGTTCTTATGAGGGGGAAGGTGCAAAGAAACTGCCTGCATTGACTTTTGCGGGTATGATTATTGCAGGTGGTATTGTGGGTTACGACCACAGTATCGAATCAGGCGGTGATGGTGCGAGGTATCTCGGTATCGGTTCATCGCGTGAGTTTAGTCGTGACACGGTGACTATAAACATACGATTGATAAGTGTCGCGACGGGTGAAGTTTTACTTGATGTAATAACAAGTAAGACTATTTTGTCTACTGCCATTGGCGGTGACATATTTCGTTTTGTAGAACAGGGTACTAGACTTGTTGAGGTTGAGTCTGGTGTTGCCCGTAACGAGAGTGTTTCGATTGCAACTCAACGTGCTATTGAGACAGGGGTTTTAGAACTTATTATTCGGGGAAAAGATAAAAAGTACTGGACTTTAATTAAAGATATAAGAGGATAATCTAATGGCGATTTTTAAAAATATCGTTTTTGTTATGATGTTTTTACTGCCTAGTTTTGCGTTCGCGCAGGACAATGAAATCTATATAGACCAATCTGGTGCGGGTGTCACAATCGATATCACACAAGATGGTTCTGGTAACAAAGTGGGTGGTTCAGATACTGACTCAACTAAAATGCTAATAAGTGGTGATAATATTGCCCTTAGTATCGATGCGGTTGGAACAGGTAACGACGTGATTGGTAATATTGTTGGAGACAATAATAGTGTCGATTTAGATGTTGTTGGTTCAACAAACGCAATCAATCTAAACATTGATGCGGCAGATGTATACGGTTCAACAGGGGGTTCATTCAATCTTAACCTTGCTGGTTCTGGTAATAATGTTGACCTTGATGTTGCAGGAAATGACCAAGCAAACAACGCAGACTTTGATTGGTTACTTGATGGGGATTACAACACCCTTGATTTTGATATCGACGCAAACGACTATACAAGTGAAATGGATATCATAGGTGACAATAATACTTTGACAGTAGATGTCGATGGGTATGATGGTCACAGTATGAATATAGATGGTTCGGGTAGTTATTGGGATGTCACTATTGACCAACAATCAACATTACAAACCGATAGTTTGGAGATAGATTTCAATGGTTCTGGAACAAGTACGACACCTGCTACGATTTGTATTAGTCAGTCTGATTCTGGTACTGCCACAGGTTGCAACTAGTCTAGAAGATATAGGTGCTGTTGACCGAGCAGTCGGTTGGCGACAGGTAGTAAGAGAAACAAAAGAGTTAGAACCCAACAAGGGTTTTGACGTTATATCAAACGATGACCTTCGTACAGGTGACGGACGAATGCAAGTACGTTTCGTTGATGACAGTAAACTACGGATGACAGAACATACCCGTATCGTCATTGACAATGTTGTATTCGACAAAGACCCAAGTAAGTCAGACCTTGCTATGACCTTTGCCCAAGGAACTGCCAGATTTATTTCTGGTGGACTTGGTAAGGTAGACAAAGAGAATATCAGACTCAAAACTCCGACTGCCACGATTGGTATCAGGGGTACAGACTTTACAGTTACTGTAGATGAGTTCGGTAAGAGTTTGATTGTTCTCCTTCCCGACATAAACGGAGTATCCTCTGGTGAGATTATTGTATCCACTATGGCAGGGGAAGTTGTTCTCAATAAACCTTTTGAGAGTACAACGACAACTCTATTTGAATCACCACCTTCCAATCCTGCTATCCTAAATTTGAGTTTGGATATGTTGAACAACATCATGATAATAAATCCACCAAAAGAAGAACAGACCTATGCTGACTTTATGGATACCCTCAACGAAAAGAAGAATATAAATCCTCTTGATATTGACTTCCTTGATGAAGCACTATTAGATGAAGACGAACTTGACAGAGACTACCTTGAGTTTACAGAATTAGATGTAGACTTTTTGAATGTTGATTTCTTACAAGACCTTCTTGATGATTACTCTGACATACTAGATGACAAAGGTTTCCTTAGTGATGAACAGAAAGGTGGCGACCTACGGATAGAAGGAACTGAAGAGGGATTTGACACTACTACACAATTCAACACAATCGTAGATGCCAAGGAAGTAAGACTACTCAGAAATGTAAATGATATTGTTGACATAAGTACTGATGTAGAACAATCTACTAGAATAATATATGAGAGTGATGGAATAGAGTTTGACGACATCGTAATAAATGGTGGTCAATCTACAACACTAACGATAAAGCAATAATATGAAAAACTGGCACGTACTCGTAACACTCGGACTACTTTTACTAGTGAGAATATCCGACCCATTCATGTTAGAGAGTGCTAGGTTATCTTGGTTTGATGGATTACAAAGAAACCAAGAACCTACTAAGTCAGAACAGATTGTTCTCGTAGATATAGACGAACCTACACTGGAGAAGTTAGGTCAGTATCCTATTCCCCGTAATATCTTGGCAGATTATATAGACGAAGCACCAGAGGCACTTATTGGATTGAATGTCTTGTTATCAGAAGAAGACAGGTTCGGAGGAGATGCCGCACTCGCATCAGCATTGTCCTGGAAGAATAGTGTCCTTGCTATAACTCCCTCAAGTAAAACGAATACAAAATACAGACCACCACAAATTGGTACTGCTACATTCGGAGAGAAGGACGCAACGGACTTCCTACCAGAACTCAACGGAATGTTGTTTGCTCGCGAAGAACTTCACGACGCATCGTTAGGATATGGTACAATATCTTCATCACGAGATGTGGACGGAATACTACGACGCGCACCTTTACTTGAATACTTTGACAATAGAATATACCCCGCATTCGCATTAGATATACTCAGGGTTGCGGCAGGAGATATCTCATATCAAATATCCACAGACGATTATGGTATTCAGTTTGTTAGGATACCTGCCTTCAAGAACATACCTACAGATATAAACGGCAATGTTCAGATAGCATTCTGGAATCAGTTCGAACGATATTCCTTTACAGATATAGACAAGATACCCGAAGGAAGTATTGCGATAGTTGGTGCTACCTTTGAGGGAAGTCCTGTTGTAACAACTCCTATTGGTAATATGTATCCACACGATATTCAAGCAAACCTTATCAAGACGATGATAGATGGTGTTGTCATAACAAGACCCGATGAGTTTTTTATATACGAACTTCTCTTTACACTGGTTGTATCTTTACTACTTCTCTTTGCTCTTGTCAAGTTATCGATATGGGTATCAGGGGTGGGATTTGTTGCGATATCTGTTCTGTCTGTAATGGGTGCTACATCACTCTTCACTAAATCGTATCTATTGATTGACCCTGTGTTCCCGTTACTCGCATTACTACTTGTATTCTCACACGGAAGTTTCGTCCAGTTCTATACTCAGTTCAAACTAAAACAACAAATCAAAGCGCAGTTCGGAACATATCTAGACCCAAGACAAGTCGAACAACTTCAGAAAAATCCAGACCTATTGAAGTTAGGAGGAGAGAGACGTGAGATGTCTTATATGTTTACTGACATTATTGGGTTTACTCCTATATCAGAACACTATAAGAACAACGATGACCCCGAAGGATTATGCGAACTTATAAATGAATACCTAGATGAAGTCACTCAAATCGTTTTGAGTAATGGTGGTATGATTGACAAGTTTATGGGCGACTGCATAATGGCAGTATTCTCCGCACCTATTGTAATGGAGAACCACGCTGAGATGGCAGTCAAGTCTGCTATAGAGATAGAACAGAAGACCCTTGAACTCAAGAAGTTATATAAGGAACGAGGTCTACCCGATATAAATGTTGGGACAGGGGTGAATACTGGAACCGCAATCCTTGGTAACATGGGTAGTAGTACACGATTTGATTACTCTGTAATTGGTGATGCCGTCAATCTTGCGGCACGATTAGAAGCAACTGCGGGTAGAGGAGACTATAAAAAGTTCCCTACGATTATTAGTAGTTATACACAAGAACTCTTACCTAAAGATATGAAGTCTGTCAAGATAGGCGATATCAAAGTAAAAGGTAAAGAAGAACTCATAGAAATATTCTCCCCATATAAATTCCAAAAATAATATCCTTATTATCAAAATAAGTACTTGACATTCTCTGCTCTTTATGATATACTGTAAGTATAGTCAATAATAAAGAAAGGAAAATATTATGGCACATGAACTAGAAATCCGAAAAGGTAAAGCACAAATCGCATATGCAGGGGATGTCCCTTGGCATGGTATGGGCACAAAGGTAGATTCAAATCTAACTCCCGCAGAGATACAAATCGCGGCAGGTCTTGATTGGGATGTCCAAAAAGAAACGATGACAACATCATCTGGTGTTGAAATCAAAGGAAAGAAAGCACTCGTTCGTTCGGGTGACAACAAAGTCCTTGATGTAGTTGGAGACAACTGGAACCCTGTTCAGAATGACGAAGCATTTGAGTTCTTCTCAGAGTTTGTCAATGCAGGTGATATGGAGATGCATACTGCAGGTTCACTGAAA